TCTAATCCGACTAGACTGGTAATCCAGTTTTCGACACCTGGGCGTATGATAATACCGGGATGTTGCCAATCACTGTAAAGTGAGATTCGAGTTTTAATAAACTCCTCGGTTTCGGGAGTTATAGCCAGTCTACGATTCATGATATGCACAGCCGAATCATTGACCATTTCTTCAGAATATAGTCTAAAGCTTTCGGTTAGATAGGCTGGTTCTGTGTCATCGATTAGCTTTTGAATGTCTCCCTTGATACTGTCAAGGGTTTGTATATAAACATCAATCTGTGAATGAATGTCTGCTAGATTTTTACACAAAAGCTGGCCCTTTTCAGGAGTGGTCAACATGCCAGTTAGTACTGCGTGTAATGTTGGCCCCAGCTCTTTGTTGATCATAGATTTGCTTTCTAAACAGGTAAGACTGTTTAGTAAGTTTTTATATCTAACAATGTCACTGAGTTTCATTAGAATTCAAATAAGGTTTGGAAAGTGTTTTCTGTATTAGTTGCGCTGGACAAGTCCCAGTCGAGCACACCAAGCAAGTTGTTGAGTTTCTGATCAACCACTGTGGCCTCCATTTCTGCATCATCAAACGGCAGCTCTTTAAACCACTGTGGCAGGTGTAGCTCATCTGTGGGATAGCCAATGCTGGTCCAACCCAGAGCGTTTGATTTCAGTTTGCACACAATGGTTTTCATGCCGTCCACGATCTGCATTGAATAATTATCTCCATTCATCCTGCGCATATTATTCCAGTTAATTGCCGCTCTAACGTGCCCGGGCATGTTTGCTCTTCCAAGTCTTTCTTCTTCTTTGCTGTACTTGGTCAAATTATTAACACGCTTGGGACTACCTTTCTCCCAACCTGGACGTTCCATAAACTCGTACTTGAATTTTCGTATGCGCTCAATGATGTCGTCTCGGGTAGAACCAGCAAGTACATTATTTAGAATTTCCCACAAGAAGTCTTGAATAATCTTAGGAGTATCTGAGCGTTTTAAATCCAGCCCCATTGCTTTGATAGAGCCAGTTTTCCCTTCAACATCTTTTCGTTTGCCTTCTTTGTCAAAGATGTTAACAGCGTATCGTTTTTTAGTAATAAACAAACTACGGTCAGCAACCAACTCTCGACCGCCTTTGATGATGGATCCCATCTCTCTTGGGCAATGAAACGCCTGTTCCATGAATCCGGGAAAACTTTGATTGACTTGGTCAGCAATGGAATCGTACAAAGCAATGCAGGTTTCTTTGCTCCACTCCATTCGCCCTTCAGCGACTTCCTTTTTAAGCACTGGCCAAGCACTGAAATAAACAGAGTCAGTGTCTCCGTAAATGATGGATTCGCCAATGTGATCATACTTGCCGGTGATACACTCGTTGACAAAACTGTCCATGTGTTTGGCAATACTACGACCAGTCAGTGTAGTACTTTGTCCAATGCGCTTGTCAAAGAATCTACATCCAGGATTTAAAATAGCACCATACAAACTGTTCAAGTTAATCTTCTTGACCAACTGACGCTTGTCCCAAAATTCTTGATCTTGTTTGGTGGTTGACTCTTTTAACTTGGCCTGTAGTTCTTTGCGTTCCCTGTACCATCGTGCAAGCAAGCCCGGAATGATGCCTTCTTGATCGTAGGTGAAGATGGTTCCATTTGCACTGAGAATCCAAGGATTGTTGCTGTTAAAAACTATTTGCCAAATTTCAGCGGCGCTGTGAACACTCTCTTCGCCATTCTGCCAATCTATGGTGATTTCTGTGCCACGTTGCTGTTCCATCACAGCAGTGTATTCCAAGCTGGCAAACAAGCCTTCCCAGGCAGCCGCAAAACTGGCACCTTTATCTATTTTTTCTTTGATGACCCGATTGGTCATTATCGGACGGAGTTGTCCAATAATTGTTTCGGGCGCCATGTTAAGAGCGCGGATCGCTGAGGGGTAGAGCGAGTTGATGTCAATGGCACCGACCCATTCGTGTATGCCTTTTTTGGGATAAGCAACATAGGCACCTGCGGCTTGTGTATCTTCATCTGTGAGTCTTTCTTTACGGTTAGGAACTACGACGCCTCTTTCGTGCGCTTCATTTATAATCGCTTGCTCGGTCACTGCTACTGCACCCATGGTGGTTTGTAGCAACACGGTGTTGGCATGTGCCAGTTCGTTGGCCAGGTCTAAGAAACGCAATTTCTTATCCAATCTGGCCAACAACATTGTATCCTGTCTGTTGTATTCGATAAATGTTTTAAAGTTTTGATTGTAGAGCTGATCCAGTGTGCCCTCAAATGCAGTCTTGCGTTCGTTTAGTTCGTGCTCGCCGATGGCATCCAATGAATAACTGTGACGTTCCTCATAGGTGTATTTGCGATATAACTGCATGTAATCCATGTGCACACGACCAATCAAGTCAAATGTGATATTTTCTGCACCGAATCTTTCGAATGTGCGTTGTTTGGGCAATTGCCCCCACAAACAAAATCTGCGAGTATCGTCTTTGCTAAGAACTCGCGTTATACGTTGTACAGTGTATGGAATATCAAATCCTTCACTGTTCCATCCACTTAGTACGTCAGCATCATCAATGAGATCCAAAAAAGTGTTTAACAGTTCACCTTCGTTGTCAAAGATAATGGTGTTTTCAAATTCCTTGGCAATCTCTTGAGCAGTCTCTTGGCTCATGTGTCGAGGTGGTACCACCAAGGTGACTAGTTGGTCTAGCCAATCTAGATAGACCGAGATTGCAGTGATTGGATTAAAAGGGTCGCTGGGCGGACTGAAGCCGCGCTGTGGATCAAAGTCTACCTCAATGTCAAAAAATGCTGTGTGCAATTTTGGAGCATCTTGGCCTTTGTAGTTTTCTTCAAAGCATCTAAAAACAGGATTGATATCGCTTTCATAGATTTGTCTACTGCTCTGAATACGTATTTCTTTGCGAAACTCTTTGTTATTGCGTGTACTAAACCTTGAAACAGGCCCGCCAAAGATACTGCGAAATTTACCACGTGGGTCGTCATAGTAAAAAATATAGCTTGCAGGATACTCTCGATATTCCCGGATACCATTTTTTCTTTCTACAACATGAATGCGATCGTGCTCACGATCAAAAAGTGCGTCAACGTAACTCATTATACTCCTGGTGGCTTATGGCCCACACATACCATTCTACATGCCTGTAATGTAGGCGATACATTGATAAATTATTTACAAAGTTTTGCCAACTGTGGTCAAAATTGTTTCAAGAAGAACTTGTTCTTGTTGTGTTTTACCAAACTCTGCCTTGTGTGCAATCCTGATGGCCTTTTTAAGTACACTGGGCTTGACCTCGAGTTCTTCGGCTATTGCCTTGATGGTATCACTGAGACCAGCATTGAGAGTTTCCACCTCGTGCATGACCTGCATACCTTCGTTGATCAGTTGCGTGAGCTTGAGCTTTTGTTCGCCATTAAAAGTTTTTTCTAACATAATTTCTCCTTGTGTTCTAGTATACAGTGTTGTCAAACAAAAGTCAATTATTTAGGTTAATTGAATATTTAAAATTTGCCTGGGGTTAGTTGGAGTATAGTTGTTGATCAACGATACAATGGTAGGATCCAACGTTGATGTTGTTCCTATGATTTTAATTATACACGATTCTGTAAATTGATCAAGTAGATAAAACAGTTTGTTTAACCGATCGATGGTGCAATTTAATTCAGAATCCTCTGCCAATCCATTCAGCATCACTGTGATTTGATAGTGGGCAAGTTGTTGTTGTTCTTTTAGTATGCCGCAATGTTTGGTAGCGCACCAGGTAAATCGTTTCAATTCGATGTCTTGCTGGAGCATACGTGCAATTGGGCTTGACCAAACGTTGCGCAAGTCAGTGATATTTTCAATTCTTCCAACCGGCATGGGCAGCCATTTGGCATGATGACAAATAAAACAATTACCATCAAAGTCTATGGTAAGAGCCCGATGTGGAACCTGGCAGATATTCATTGATATGTGTGCTCACTTGGTGTCACAAGGTAGCGACCTATGACTCCTGGCAGCAGCCGCCATTATAGTTTAATAAAGTTGATTAGACTTCAAATCCGTAGTAACTGCCCAATGTATGATCCCATGGTGGTGCAAACATTGGCTCTTCGAGACCTGCAGAAATATTGAGAGTGCAGGTCAAAGTTTTTCCTTCAGGAATGCCACGATAAAATTGACCATATTGTTGATTGGAGTTAATCACTGTTCTTCCTTGCTCCACACCATCAATGATGACATTGCTGTTTGGTTCTCTGTAGACGTTGCCCGGTGATTGTTCTTCTGCAAAGCAACTGATCCATAGACCTTTTCCAGTGGAAAACATCTCAGTGGGATTTGTTTTTAAAGCAACCGGCATGAAATTAGATTGTGCATGAGTGTACAAAAAATCTCCGGCTGTGGCCATGATTTCCAACTGGTGTGTGCCGGCAAATTCCATGGATTCTTCCCAAGAATAAACTGGAGTAAGCACTGGCACACCGTCGTTCAGTGTTGTCAACAATGGGGATCCTTGTAAATTGTATGGGTTGGTGGTATCAGTGAGCACAGGCCCTTCATACACTATATTTCCATCTATTTTTACACGTATAGAGGCTTGTGTAGCGTGAAAGCCTACACCTTTAATTGCAAGAGTTCGGTTAGTCATTTTTTGTTATCTCCGGTAACGTTGTATTTATGTATTTTGATTTTTATACAGCTGATAAAAAAAGTCAATGCTTGTTTTAAACTTTTCACTGGATTCAGCAGTTAATATTTCCTGGTAAGGTCTTCCTAGAAGTTCAGTTGGGTTTTTATCTAATTCATGCAATAGTTCTATAAAATAATTGTAAATCTTCAAGTTCTCATGCATTGGCAAAACTGATCTATTGTAATTATCAACATACCATTCGTGCTTTAAAATATACGGGTCCAACTGGTACTCATTTTCAACAATGTCTAGCAAAGGAATCAGCGAATCAACTTGATTCAACTCCCGAAAATCAACACAAGTTCCTAGGTCAACAGTGTCCGGTTGTTGATACATCCGCACCAATTCTTGATAGGCAGCCTGGTAAAAATCAAATTGTTTCTGGCGTTGCACCCACTCAAAAGTAGACTTTGTGTTTTTAAACCAATATAAAAAATTAGCCTGTTTTGCCGAGTCTGAATCGCAGTAAACTGTAAAGACACTGGATTCGTCAATGATGTTGCTGGGTATTAGTCTTAGATTGTGTACCAACACAATTGACGGAGTTTTGGACAATTCATTCAACAGTGTCAATTGGCCGGTGGTTATTTCTGATTGGTTTGATAGAAATAAATTAGGCTGTACAGAGTGATTGTTTGATGTGCCAGTATCGTGAATCTTGTTGTAGAAAAAGTGTGTGGGCCAATGCGCATGAATAGTCTTGAGAGTTAAAAACCCAAGAGCACCTGGCAAAAAGTTTATTATTATCAACTTGACGAAAAAATATCAAATATTGTGGAATCAGATGTTGTTTTTTTCTTCCACATAGTCTGCATTTAAATTTTGAGATCTTCTGCGATTACAAAACATTTCGCAGGCCATAACAGCATGATCTAAGTTTTCAAAATGTGCGCTAGATGGTTTGTTTTTAATTGTTATTCTAAACCCGTCGTCTTCGTTGCCGTGGATTTTGATTTCATTCCCGTCGTCTGTGGTTATGGTTTTTACCGCCGGCCCGGGCTGATCAATTTGAGAAAGTTTCTGCTTTACCAACCCAGGGTCTTTTTTAATCTCATCTTCGATGTTGCTGAGATAATCCCCCAGTTTTTTCTTAACTGTGCTGATGAGATCTTCACCTACTAGGTATCCGTCCATGGGATCTTTTTTATCCTTGTTGGCGCCTAACACAGGACTGATATTTTTGGGTTTGAACAAAGCTGGAAGCTGTTTGGGCTTTTCTGCCTCGTCAAACTTTTGTAGAATTTTATAAATGTCGTTGCTCATGCCCGATTGTCCTTGAGGAAACTTCTCAACATCCAACCATGCTTGCCGTGTGCATCTAGACGTTCAGCTATGAAATTGGCAATGCCTTGATTGTTTTCTTGCTCGGCTGACGAAAAACATTGGTTTAATAAACCAACCATGGTCTGGTTATCACTTAGTAATTCTTCGATCATTAATCTAGCACGTGGAATTTTTATTT